AGTAAATCCATTTATATCTCGTATATATACACTATTTCCTATCGCAATATCTGATGTATCAATGCCAGTAATAGTAACCGTTCCTGATGACAATACAGCTAAACTAGGTTGAGCATTTAGATATCCCGGAAACCCTTGATCATTTACATGTCCAGTTGGTGGAACCACTTCCATAACCAAACTAATGTGCGGCCTATCAGCAGTATCTGGTAAAAATACTTCAACTGTTCCTCTATATGGCCAATAACCATTTGGATAATATTGATTAAATCCATCAGGACCGGGCGTAGATGGATAAGCAGTATACGCAGGATTATAAACTGTTCCTGAAAATTCGCGTCTACCAAATCCTTTTGCTACCAAACATAAATCTCCAAAGTTGGCATTACTGTTAACAATACTAGCAATACCGCCATTATCTACCTGAACGCCTACACTTGAGAAAATTGTAAACACAGACACTAACTGAGCATATCCGTTATTGGTAATATATACTCCTCGCCCACCCTGTGTTAGCTGGGTAAACGCATCATAAACAAATGACTGAATTGGGCTCTTGTCGCTAATTACTGCTCCATCAACTAAACTTCCACCCATACCTCCTATAGGATCTAGTTTACGACTATTCCATGTTGTTGAAGTTCCTGTATATTGAATGCTTAATAATTCTACCGCATCATCTTGTAAAGGCTGTACAGTGACATCACCAAAATATAAAGTAGAATTATTACCAAACCCTACAGTCGATGTACTTAATCCGATACGATATTGAGTTGCACTTAAAGTATTAACAGAAGTAACAGTAGGAGCAAGTTTGACAGCAGATCCATTTAGGCCAGTTAACGCAAATAAACCGCCACCAGCATATGACGGCGGTGCCATTGTAGGACCACTATTAATAATGGTTGTAATGATGCCAAAATTGCGTGTTACTGCCTGTTGTGGCATGTAATCTCCGCCATATTTGAAGAAATTGTTAATAACTTGCTTGGTATTTGTACCGGTAACAACATCTACTGTTTGATTAGCAATAATCTTTAAAGAAATATCTCTGATATAATTAATTGCTGCTGTTGTAGTTGACAACTGACCAGCGATATAATTATATCCGGCATTCCAGTAACTTAGTCCTGCTTCAAGAGATTTTTGATTTCCACCTAATAATATATCTTGACTTACGGCATCAACTAGTAATCCAGTATCTCTGCTACACTTGGCTTGATCATAACTAAATGCTCCAACATTATATGCGTTATCAAGATAAGCTATAACTTCAGCCGCTAAGAATTCTTTATTTGAAACAATAATGTTATAAGCATTAATTACCGTAGCAGTGTTAGATGCTGTTGTATTAATAAGAGACGGCGAATATCCAGTTGGACCAGAGCCAATAATAGTATTCAGAATATTTATATAGCTAGATATTGAACTAACTTCAGAAGCAGACGCTAGCGGTAATCCAACCACTTGTTTAACTTTTGTTTGTTGAGGTCCGGATAATACATCCGGAATAGTCAAAACCGCTGCTATTAGACTGTTTAGGAATGTAAATGCATTTATAGTAGCAGTTGATTCTTTAGGTATAACAGTATTAGATCCGTTGAAACTATAATATGATAATCCACTTTGAACAGATTGTCGATTTCCACCATGTAACAAGTCAAATGCTACTGATTTTATAATATATCCAAGGTCTCGTCGACATACTGTTCTATCATAATTAAAACCAGGATTTTTTGTAGCATCAATATAAGCAATAACTTCATCTTGCATGTAAGACAAATTATCCAATAATAGATTATAAGCATTAATTGTAGCTGCCAAATTGCTTTGATTTCCATTTGGAATAATTTTATCAGACCAGCCTTTATTATTACCATTCAATATACTAATGATAATATTGTACTTTTCCACCAAGATTCCAGCTTCAACACCGGTTGCTGGTTCTAGTAATATTCGTTGAGTGCCGGTACTGTATCTTGGAATTAGATCAGTACTGGTTGTGATATTTTGAACAATCTTTGAGGATAAATCACGTAGATATGTTATAGCATTAGTTGTAGTAGTAAGTTCAGAAGCAAAAGTTGAAGTGTAACTATCTTGAGACCAATATTGTAATCCAGAAAATGTAGTTTGACTGGTGCTTGTAGTTGGATATAGCAAATCTAATGCAAGAGAATCTATTATAAGTTTAGTATCTCTTAAACATTTTATTTTATTATATGGCAGATAATATTGTGGTTGAGGCTGAACTAGATTCCAATTAATATAATTGATGGTGTTTTCTTGGATAAACGCACGATTAGCTTGCATTAATATCTCAGCACTAACAAAAGCAGCGTCAGGACCGGTGCTCTTATAAACGCTAGGAGCATAATTTGTTCCACTGTTAATAATTCCGGTAATAATTCCAAATAAACTATCAGTAGTGCTGGTTGTAATTCCTCCGCCAATTAATGCAGTGTTTCTAACTTGTTGATATTTTCCTGTACCAGAATATAAATCTGTACACACTTGATTAACAACCACTTGTTTAACCAAAGTAGCAAGATAATTAATTGCTACTGATGTTTGTTGTTCTTGACCAGCAATTAGGCTAACTACTCCGTCATAGTATGCTAATCCACTTTCAACAGATTTTTCATTTCCGCCAAACGCCATATCATATGCTACATTTTCTACCAGTATACCCACATCTCTAAAACATAGTTCTTGACTATATGTAAATCGGTACCAGATACTAGCCGGATTTGAGATGTTTGCATTTATTAAATTATTAATATATTTTACAGTTTGTTCTTGCAAGAACGGCTTATTGGCTAGCAATAATGTTCGAGCATTAAAGAATCCTGGATTTTGTTGTCCAGCGTTTATACTCATACCTCTAGCAACAGTTCCGGTAGTTATGTTAACTACAATTGAAGTAGTATTTGCTGCCCATGTTCCTGTTCCAACTGCTGCTGGTACCTGAACGGTTTGACTCGGAAGATACATAGTTCCGTCATTTAGCCACGGACCGCTTTGATTGGTACAGTTTTGAATATAGGGAGAATGGAATAAGTCAATCCTGTTATCACCTGTTTGTGGAGGAAATGCTGTAGCAAACGCTCCTCTATTAAACCCCGGAGCATACGAACCTGGTAATAAACCACTACGACCATTTATAAAGGTCATATAATTAAGATAACATCCACTGTTTACATGGAACAAGTCTTGCGTTTTATTGATCGGCTCAATGAACGTTGTACGAATATCACTTCCTCTGATACTGGTATACGGTTTCATCTCAATAGGATTATCTTCCAAATAAAACCCAGCACTGACTAAAATTTGTGTACCAGCCTGGTAATATGGACTATTAACTGCGCCGGTGATAGTTCTACATGCTCTACTAGCATCTTGAGCACGGCCATCATTTGTATCATCTCCGTCAACTGTTACATATAAGGTATTAGTTACAACCGGAGCAGTTCCGATTGGGTTTGTTCCGCGTACACGTATATCACCAAATACATCAGCTACTCCTGCTCCAGGAACAATTGAAATATTATCAGAAGCAGTAGATGTTAAAATCTTACCGTAGATAGTATCTAAATATGAAGTTGCCCAACGAGCATCGATGTCACCTAGATTACTTGTTAAATCATTACCAGGAATAACATTTTGATTAACATATACATCTCCCAATATACCAACACCACCGGTTACTGTGAATGCGCCTGTGGTTGGACTAATAGAAGTAGTTGTACTATCTACAAACAAATTCTCAGTTGTTAATTTTCCAGTACTTGGGTTATATGTTAATCCACCTATTGTGTTATTATATTTTTTAGAATCAGCGTATAGCGTTGATCCTTTTACTATAAGTCCATCTGTATCCGTAAAAATTGGATAGAAAATACCATCTGTATTTGTGTTTATTACAACTACACTCGAAGCAGTAGTTGATGTATCGGCATTAGCAATACGGCCATGGATGATTCCGCCAACCCACAAATCTTTTCCAATGCTAACGCCGCCGGCAACTTGAACAGCACCAGAACCTGTTGAGTTATATGATTGTGCGGTACTTAAAAACTTTGCAGACGCTCCAGAAAAATTAGTAAGGGTAGAATTAATATTGGTAACAGGCGACGTAATATTGGTAGAAGTTGCTGCCGATATTGTAACTGTACCACTAGACGCTACTACACTAACATCATTAATAGTTTGGTTTATACTAGTACCGTTGTCAGGGGTCGATATCGATCCACTAATTGGTGATAGTGATGTTGTGCCCGATACTCTTGTTGCCATTTTTTATTCCTTTAGAGTATTTATTGTTTTAATAGATTCGCAACTCAACAGCATCTATAAATGCGGCATCTCTATGCGGCCAATTGATATGAGATTGCAATCTAATTGAAACTCCAAAATTATTGTTTAATACATTTGATAATGAAAAATTTTGTGTAGACCATAGGTCTGTACTTCCACCGTAAAGCGTGATGGGATCCAGTGATGTTGACGCAGCATTATTGCCAATCAATTGGTTTCCAATTGATAGTTGCACAGTCTCGTCCATTATTCGTCCTCTGCGCCTTGCTGTTAATTTCATTTCTATACCTGTTAATACTGCTGGTAAATTTTTAAAATTAAATCCTGAAAATTGTAAAAAATAAGTTTTTGATCTTATGTCCAATTTAGGACTACGGGAGATATGTGTTAATAATCCATTTGTAGAAATAGGACTGATAGCAAAATTCGCTCCGTGTAAATCCCAAGGTATATGGACTTGTTCTCCACCGGGTTCGGCATATTGGGAGATAGCAGATGGTAGCGTCCAGGCAGTAGTCATACCAATATTTACCTAATTTGTTTCTATGCGCATTAAATGAAAAAAGGCTCCGAAGAGCCTTTTTATAAATCAAATAGCAATTAAGGGTAAGTTAAACCAATAATAGCAGTACCAGTATTTGTACCAGTAGCCCCTGTAATATTCCAAGGAGCCACGTCACCATAAGTATAGTAACCGGTGCCACTTCTTGGATATAATACTGCTTTGCGAGCAGTCAATTTAGTAACATAATAGGTAGCACCGCTATAATCAGAACCGATTATGTGCATTGTACCGCTAGTCAATGTGCCAGTAGTCAAAGAACATTGTCCAATACCGTCAGAATTTTGAACAAGATAACGACGACTTGATTCTTGTTTAATAATATCACCATTGGCTCTTGATTGAGCAGCTGATGGTATCCAAGAAATAATACTGATAGCACTTGTAACAGTTGATGTTAGTACCACGGTATTAGTACTGGCAAAACCAGTACCTACATCAGTGAATAAAACAATGTTACTGACAGTACTAGTGTTGTTGAATCCCAAAGTTACCGCACCGGCAGCTACGGAAGTAACGTATGTAGTGCTGGCACTGATATTTGCTCCTGTTACTCTCATACCGGCATAAATTCCAACGGTACTTGTTGGATAAATTACATTAGTAGCAGATGTACCAGTAGCATTAACACTAACACTAGATGCTGTATTAACTGTCATAGTTACAGTAGTAACATAACCTGATCCTGCCGATGTAACAGTAACGCTTGAAATACCACCAGCAGCAGTAACTACAGGAGTACCTGTAGCAGTAGTACCACCAGCAAGTTGCGGAGCACTAAAACTCAATGTGGCACCTTGAGAATATCCTGTACCTGTGTTTGATGCTGTAACACTTGCACTTGCAACTCCCTGACCACCAACACCGCTGCCTAGTGGTACACTACCGAAGTTAGGTGTATTTAAATTTCCAAAAAATGTTTTTTTAATCGGACGTCCCATTTATTTCTCCTTAAATTTAAAAGCCGTTCCATGGCCTACGCGGTGGGGACCGCATAAACTCTCATCTAAGAGTGAACAATGTATTTATAGTATAAACAACAAAAAACCACCCGAAGGTGGTTTTTGTTTGAAATAATCCGTGGATTACTTGTAGCTTGTTTTAGCAGAGTTAATGCTAACTTTACCTAAGTAGTCAGCAGCATTACCTAGAGAAGAAGCAGTATTGCTCAACTCTACATAACCGTAACGTGTTAGGAAGCCAACTACTGGTTCAAAAGTAGATGGATCAAGAACAACACCAGAACTCATCAAAGGAATATATGGGCAATAGAACGCAGCAGCATCTGCTTCGCTAGTACCTTTGTATCCAATAAGAACTTGATTATCTTGGATGGTTTGTGAACCGCTATCTGGTAAGTATGCGTCAACATAAATTCTCATTGCGCCATTCAATGTACCAACAAACTTGGTGTTTGTAGGAGCTTCGAATGTACCTTCTGTAGTACGAGCAAATGCGCTGGTAGTAGCAGATTGTAGAATTGTCAATGCTTGGTTAGAAACAACAGCCCAGTTACCAGAACCACGACGTGTACGCTGAGCAATTAAGTTAGCAACACGGTTGATTTGGATAGCTAGAGCAGCATGTTCGTCACCAACGAATGTAGCTGTACCAGAAACTAATGACTGGTCATATGTTTCTTCAACTGAAGCCAAGCCACGTAGGCTAGCTAAAATTTCTTGGTCAATTTCAGCAGTGATTTCTTGTGCTAGAGCAGCCATGATTTCTGCTTCGATGTCAATGCCTTGTTGAGCTTGTGCATCTTGAGCAGCTTCAAAAGTCCAACGAGCGCTTAGTTTACGAGACTTAGCTTCGACTGGGCTCTTCAAAATTTGGATGCTCATACGCTTGCCTGGTGAACCTTCTAGTGTACTAGTAGCAGCACCTTTAGGAGTAGAAGAGTTATCATTACCAGAGTATGCTTGCGCAATCTTGAATGGACTCAATGCTTCTTCACCTGCTGTAACTTCGTTGCTGCTGTCAGCATAACGAACACGCAATGTATGAATTTGACCAACTGGACCGGTCATTGGCTGAACGCCGATGATTTCGTTGGCAATGACTGTAGGCATTACACGACGGATAACTGGTAGAATAACACGGTTAAGTGTTGCTACGTTACCGGCGCTAGTTGCTCCAGCGGTTGCGCTTTCAGACAAACTGCGGCGTGTATTTTCTAAACATACGTTCATAGATGCACGACGATTACCAGTTAGGCCTTCAAGCAGAGCTTCTTTGGTCTCTGACCATCTTTCATTTAATAATTGTGACATTTTATATTGTCTCCTTGAATATAATTATTTTAGACCCGCTAACTTGCGGATATCTAAGATGTTATCTAAGCCTACCTCAGGCTTGCTTTCACGATTTCCGGTTACTTCTGTGCCTTCACTTAGCATTGCTTTTTTAGCGGCAGGTGCTGTGCGTTGGTGTTCCATAACTGCTGGTAGGTACTTGTCGAAAGCTTCATTTAGTTTCTTGGTCTGTACAGACTCAAGAAGATCTTTCATGACCACTCTCTTGCTAGCATCCAACGGAGCCAGCAACTCAGCCATAACAGTTTTGCGTTCCATTAAATCTTTTGTAACACGAATTTCGCGTTGTACAGATTCAACAAGACTTGCTTTTTCTGCTACAGTTTGTTTTGTTTCAGCTAATTCTTGATCTTTACGTTGAATAATCTTTAACAATTTACTTGTTTCAGATTTTTCATTTAGATAGGAACCAGCAAACTCTTGCGCAAATGCTTCATAAATTTTGCGACCAAAAGCGTTTGTACGAGCACTATCAATATCTTCTTTCAATTGAGTGATTTCAGATGTTAATTTTTTAGTGACTGCGTTTTCAACAACTTTAGCGCTACGTTGAATAAAACTTTGCTTAATTTCGGCAAATTTGCTACGTGCTTCGGCAACTAACTTGACTTTCGTTTCGGCTAGATCCTTTTTATCAGTGGCAAATTCACTGATTTCTTTAGCTAGAGCATGTACCACAAAGCTCTCTAGCTTGTTGAAATTCTCAGAAACTTTATTACGGTCTCCTTGGAATTCAACTAATTCTTTACCTAATTGTTTGATAACAAATCCTTCTAACTTTTTAGCATCTTCAGCAATACGTTGTTTGTATGCTTGTTTTGCTTCGGCTAGAGCCTTTTTGTCTTCATGCAATTCGGCCATCTCCACGGCCAGTCTGTCGCTCAACATGTGATCAATTGCTTCAACCATAACACTCTTGTCGTGTGTATACTTTTGAGCAAATTCTTCACGTAATTCAGCGGTAACTTGGTCGCGATTCTCCTGTATCTTTTGAGCAAAGGCAGACTCAATAACAGAACGTGTATCTTCTGTCATCACTCCTGACTCTACTAATTGTTTGAATGCGTCCAACATTTATTTCTCCTCGGGCTTATTTTAGACCTTTAATAATCTGAAGAAGCGATTCCTTCAAATATTTCTGGGCCTTTGGATCTTCTTTTACTTCTTTTGCCACTGTGAATGCGCGGTTTCCTCCACGAGTATTCATGATATGCTCATAAACTGGTGTAGGATATGCGCCAGGTGCGCTTGGTTGAGCAACTACATCGACTGTGATAATCTCAAAATCAGCTACATGGCCGTTCATGTCGTTAACGTTACCGCTACCACGTGAACTAACACCAAGTTTTACACCGCTTTCAAGCATAGTACGAACTAAATTACCCATTGGGGTAGGCAAAATTTTCATCTTGCCATATCCATTAGGACCTTCCATCCACATTTGAGTAATCATATGGGATACACGATCCAAATTCACTTTTAAATCATCAGGATGATCAACTTCACCTAAAACACTATAACCATTTTGAATTTGATCATTTAGAGTTTTTACTGCACGTTCAATTTCGTCTACAGGATAGACACGTTGATTGGCGTTACGAATACCACCCTGAATAGCAATACCTTTAAGATAAAGGCTTTTGCCGTCCTTATCATCTGACTCCATTACGATGCCGGATTGATCAAAACTTAGATGCTCTTTTAGATAACTTAATTTCATCCTGGTCTCGGATTATAGTTTCTTTAGAAAAGGCTTGCTTTGAGTAACACTGGTTTGACCAGCTTTGTCACCTGTGCCAGAACCCACCGGACCTGGGGTCTTGTTATTACCGGGATATCCGGCACCAACTTTCTTCAAATTCTTAACACCAGCAGCTGGTCCACCCGCTTTACTATTGGTTTCCCAATCTGTACCGGTGAATTGCTCACTCTTGTCTGGATTAATACCTTTGTTGACTTTGGCTGGGCTTGTTCCAGTATTGCTTTCTTTTTCAGCAGTAGATTGAGCAATGTTACCAGCGGTGGCACCTGTAGTTGGCTTTCCTTTACCCGAGCTAACTGGGCTCTTGGTATTACGACCGCCTTCATCTTCATTGTCGCCAGTTCCGGCACCAGCCATTTTGTGCTGTTCGCCTTTCTGTGCATTCTTATCCCAATCGTGTCCAACTTTCTCCACGTACTCACGTGTCATGCGACGACCTTCTTGGAAACCCATCATACCTTCTGTTTCTTCTTCGCCATCTTCGTCGCTATCGGTGCCAAACTCGTCGTGATCCATTTCGCCACCTTGTGCTTGCTCTAGTTCTGCAAAAGCAGCTTCTAGTTCAGCAATAGCATTCTTGATGTCAAAAATTGCTTGATCTTCTTGACTTTCATCACCATCGTGGCCATGACCTTCTTCATCATGCCCGGTTTCAATATCACCTAGCATATCATCAGAGGCATCGCCACCAAATTCATGATCAGCTTCGTCATCGGCTTCCATACTGTATGAATCTTCTAGATCCATGTTTTCTTCAACTGAGTCGTCTGTGTCTTCATCTTCCATAGACTCGTCCATTTCGTTTTCTTCTTCCGCTTCTTCGGCGATAAGATTTTCATAAATGCTTCTTGATTTTTCTACAACGATTTCATGGAATAAGTCATTGGCTTTATCCATTTCTTCATTAACTAGTAAATCTAACAATTGTTCAAATTTGGTAGACATTGCGTGTTTCTCCTAAAATTAGTTGCGGCAAGGCTGTGTTGTGTATTTACACGCTCAAGATAATACATATAGGAAATGGGTCTAAAACGAGCCGTTTTGACCTAAGAAGCTAAAATATTGATATATTTTCAACAAAATTATTTAGTTTTTAATATAAAATATTATCTGTATGCTTAACCCATTGCTTCCGGAGGTGGCGAAGCGTACATTTTTCTTATTAACACAAGCTCTTCATTCTTCTCTTTATCGTGCGCTTCGCCGGCTTTTCTGATATTATTGATCATACTTAAAGTCAATCTAGTTTTACGTAGATCAGTTTTCTTTAATACCGAGTTGTCATTTTTACTCAAATATCTGTTATCATCCTGTGGGTCAGCATGACCTCTATCAAAATATATGAATTCATTTAGTAGCATATACTTATTTATTCATTATGCCGGAGCAGATGCTTGTGGCGCTGCTGGAGATTCTCCCGGTGCTCCTTCTGCTCCAGATGGTCCTGATTCGCCTTCTTCGGGCGAAGGAGGCGTAGATAAACCACTTATATCTCCAGCTATTCCATTGGCCGTAATACCGGCGCCACGCAGTTCGCTACTGGCATTCAATGTAGTGCCTGTGTCAATATTTTCTTCTTGCCACATCGATTGATTTTGAGCAATTTCTTCTCTAGTCAATCCTAAGAATCTCTCCATGGCAAATCGTTTACTAATTTGAGGAAGGGCAATCATTGTATTAAATGTATTAACGCGAGCTGTATCCATTTCACTTTGGCGGTAGCTGGCAAAGTTTTGTGGTGGATTAAATTTAATATCAAAAATGTTTGAATCAACATTGATGCCATTAGTATGTAGATAAAGTTTGAACTCCAAGTCAAATGGTTCATTCATTAAAGATTGGAGTCTCTCACAATACTTGTTGAATCTCAGTTCCTGTATATAGGCTGTTCCAACTCGACCATCATTGAAGTTAGATCCTCCATCGTCAGACCCGGTAGGTAAGTAACTGCTAGGAATACGTAGCGCTCTAAACAGCTTGTTAGTAAAGTACTTAAGGTCATCAATTTCACCTAAATTCTGTCCACCCTGTAACAGGGTAACATCACTGCCGCGGCCTTCGGCGGTACGTGGAAAGAAATAATCTTCGTTGATACTTAACGGATTATATCCGGCATCAACTACACTTTGACTTCCGCCGGTTGTGCTTGGTATTCTACGTTGGTTAACTTCATTTTTAACACGTTCCACAAAACTCATGGCCAAGTGACTGGGCATATTACCTACATCAATATGAAATACACGACGTTCTGGGGCACGCTGTATACGGTAAATTAAGATAGCATCTTCGAGCAATTCTTTTTGTTTGAATACCTTGAAGATACTTTCCATAAGACTATTACCAAATGGATAGTTATTATCCAATCCTTCACTCATTGATATATGAATTACATGTCTTGCGTCAATCGCATATTGATTTTGATTTTGTGAAAAACGACTAGAATTAGTACTAGTCGGAAAACTTCCAACCATGCCACGGCCGCCACCGGCTCCACCTTGACCAGTTCCGTAGCTGCCACCAAATTGACTCCCGCCTCCCTGTTGATTACTGGGTTGGATGGCAGTGGTTGCTAGAGTTTCAAAGTTAGGATTAAAGTCACGAATATGATATTGCTCAGGTTTTTTGCCTTCACTTTCATTTACGATAATTTTGTCTACCTTGGCCGGATCAACATACATCCATGATTGTGTTTCAGGATCGCGCACAAAGAAGCTATCACCGTACTTGAAAGCATTACGAACAATTTTAAAAATACGAATAGGAAACTTGTTTAACTTACACCATTGTTGCAAATATTTTTTAATGATCTTTACTTCGGTAGTTGTTGCTTGATCTTTAAATTTGATCTGAAATGGGGTTCCATTCTCATCATTTGTTTGTGTACAAAATTCAGCCAAAATGTCTAAAGCTGCATTGACTTCACTGTCACTATCCATTGTGTCATACTGACCATATCTCTCTAAACGGTTAGGGTGGCCAGCATAAACATCCGGAAGATAGCTACTGTAGTTTGTACGATGTGGATTAGTATTGTTGCTGCCCATCGAGGAGCTGCCACTAATTGGACTCAATTTACCCGATACATCAACTGGAGTAAAATACTTTTTCCATCCCATGCTATTATTCCTTTAATTATTAAGCAAATAAATTGCCCGAAAGAGATTTAGTAGCATCATGTGTGCGTTTAGTATTGTCAGCAGTGTCTTTCACATACTTTAATAAATCTTTCATAGTTGTATTTAACGCTACAAGCTCATTGTGTGTTTTTTCTTCGTTAGACAGTCTAACGGAAGGTTTTACATCTAGTTCGGCTGTTTTGGCCTTCTCTGTACCAGTACCCAGCGCAATATTAGTTGCTGCCTGTATCATCTGCGCACCAGCTGCCTTAATAGAATCAGCAACAGGTGAGCCTGCCATCATCTTCTTCAACTGCTCTGCCTTGGCAATATCAACTGTGTTTACAGCCTTACCAAATGCTACAATACCTTGCGCATAGTTGTTAATTGCTGGTCCAAGGGCAGATAATTGCGGTAGAATAGGTGTCAACGCACTAACTGTATTAGAAATTTGCTTAACTACTCCACCACCAGTGAATAAATTTGCTACAGCAGTAAATGCCGATCCTACTGCTGATAAAGCACTTCCGGCAGTGAATGCTACCATAGAGATACCCAATGCGCCAATGCCTGCTGCTACTTTAATTAAATTTCCTCCGTCCAATTCTCCAAGTGAACTTAATCCTTTAGCAAACGTTGGTAATGATAAACCTACCAAAGCAATTGCCGCAGCTACACCAGCGCCTAATATTCCTATGACTCCTGCTACCGCACCAGCACCGATCAACATAGGTACAGCAATAGGAGCTAAACTGGCTAATCCTCGTCCTAGGCCTTTAATAAAACCCATAAACCCTTCACCACCTGGAGGTGTAGTAACTCCACCTAAAGCTCCGAGTGGTGAGCCAGCTGCTGCTGGCAATGCTCTACCTGCAACTCCACCTGTACCGGCTGCTTTACCAGGTAATATACCTTTTGCTCGTTCTAACAATGTTTCAGTTGTTGATCCAGCGATGTTTTTTGCTGCTGCTACTTTTTGAATGGCAGCTAATGCTAGTCCTGCTACAACCAAACCTTTTATTACTTCTCCAAATGTTCCTAATGAATTTAAAAAAGAATTAAAACCGCTGAGTAGATTTCCTATGAATCCTGCTACTGTACCTATCGCCATTGCCAATTTACCGGCTACAGTCAATAACGGACTGAATATATCAAATAATTCTGCGCCTAACTTTTTAAAACCTGCTGTGGCTTTGGCCATATCATCAGCTTGTGACGACTCACGCTCTTTACGTTTTGCTTCAAGTCCGGCTCGTTGCTTCTCAACATCTTCCATGGTCTCAACACCTTGTTGAGCATTTCTGTTTGCTGTTCCGAATATTGCTCCAATAGTATTGCTAAACGAACCACCTTGCATAATAAGGGCTTTACCAGTATCACCTAAATCTTTCTTGGTTTGATTTGCAGCTAATCCTAATTCGCCGCCGGCTCTTTTGATATCGCCAACACCCTTGCTAGCATCATTTACAGCATCTGCCATCTTGATATTAGCAGCAGCCATCCGTGGAGCAACCGCAGTAAACTCTTGCGCAGCTTTGGTCATTGGTGGTAGTCCAAGCAATTGACTTTGTAATGCTTCGGCAGCACCTTTGCCACCTTTGGCATTGGCTTCCAACATGGCTGTATTTGCTTTCTTTCTACCCTCTTCGTCTAGAGTTAATAGATACGATTGATATGCTTGATTTGCTGTTGCTTCTTTTAATGCTTGTTCTTGTTGATCTTTAGATTTACCAGTTATCTGTGCTAGGTCATCTAGTTCTGCCATGTACTCTGCCGAACTAGCTGCCAATGCTTTTGTGTCTTTCATTTCTTGAGCATTTCTACCACCTGTTACAGCAATATATGTGGCCATACCTTGATTTACTTGTTCAGTAGTGTATCCTAACGCCATTAACTTTTCACCAGCATCGCTCTGCATTAATTCTTTGCTAACTTTGCTAAAGGCAATGGCACCTTGGTCAGCGGTACCTCCCATTTTAGCAAACGCTTCGCTATTGTTTTTCATCAAGTTAGTAAATTCATTTAATGTCAAGTAGCTGTTGGCCGCTGCTAATCGCATATTGGTTAAGCTGCCACTGAAGTTTATTCCAGCTGCTGATATTTGTTGATACGCTGCAAAAGATTCTTCTTGCATGGCAATTAACTTGCCCATGCCAGCTACTACTGCTCCTATTGCTCCTGGCAATTGAGTTGATAATAAATTAACAACGTTGCTAGCTTGTTGTGTTCCATTCATTAACCCTAGGATAGTTTGATTAAGGATTCCAAATCTATCAATGGTTATATTTGCCGATTTTTTTACATTATCTGCCCATTCGTTGGCTGCTTTTGTATCTTGTTGTACTGCAACAGTATTTTCTGCTGTAGCTGCTGTGGCTGAATTAATTATATTACTGTCAATACCGGCTTTTCCTGCTATGCCAGCCACCTGTTGGGCAGCACCTAGACCACCTTGCGCTTTTACCGCGTCCAGAAGTAATTTTAATGTAGCTTCCGTGGCCGCATTATCAAGACGTACATCTTTAACTCCGTCTGCTCCGGTTATTGATCCTGTTACTGACATTGTTTTTCCACGATTCTATGCGTATATAAATACATTGAGAAAGATTCCCTATTATCTTTAGTTATTTATTCGGAGACAACCCCCATGAGTTCAACAGCTAATCCACTTTCAATGTTCATGCGCCAACCCAAAATTTTTATTAGATTGCCCAGCAATGGTGAATTTTGGCCCGCAGGAAGTTTAGAAATTTCCGAAACAGGTGAATATCCTGTTTATTCA